TCGTAGTTCATCTCCACCGTCTTGTTTACATGTTGAGCAAAGTTTTGTGCCGTTTCAAGACACGAGTTGCCAATCAAGAAGTTTTCAAGCGGAATGGAGTCTCTTGGGTTGTCGTCAAGGGTTCCCCGCCCGCCGTTGAAGCCTTTCCATACGGTGTTTTCATTAAATACACCACGGCTTTTTGCGAACAAACCCTCCACAGCGTGCGGGTTGTTCACCGTCATGTTCATCCATACGGTGTCACCATTGCGTAGCCCACCCTGTGCATATGGGTACAACCAACTGCGATTGAGGATAGCATCAAAATCTTCTTGAATAACGGTGGCTGAACTGATGTAAAGGTCATCACCAACACTTAACGCAGTGGCGTTGTTTGCGGTAAGTGTTACAACAGTGTTTGATGCTGTAGGATGCGTTAAGTCGGAAACTACTGCACTTACTTCGCCAACATAATTGTATGAACCTCCCGAATAGATGTACAACTTATCGCCCTTGCGTGCGTTGAAACCCACTGTGTTAGCATGAGCGAAGCGATTTGTAAGAGTTGCAGGTGCTATCTCAATACTTGTCGTACTTCCCGAAGTCGCCGCTACTTTCACTTCCCATATCTCATCCGTTTTTGTAAGACTTGTGCTTGCTTCTGCTACTGTGATGTTTGCAGGGTCATCAAGAATACCCATGTTGTGTCCAGCCTTTGTTAGCCGAAACTCAACACCGATGATGTCACCAAGCGTTATGGACACACCATTTAGTGGTTCAACAAGAATGGAGTTTTCCGATATTGGGCCGTTGTTTTTGCTGAAATATGCCACTTCAACGGGCGTATCAAGCATAATTTCACCAACATACAACAGGTCACCCTCTTCAATATCAATAGCGTTTGAAGAGTTACGGTTAAACGGTGGGTCGGGGAACAGCGAAGCATTTTCCAGTGTGAGAATAATGCTGTTTCCACTTGGTGCGGCAATTGCTTGAGTGATGGTAGTTGTAGCACACTTGGTAATTGTGCGAGGGGCGTGGGGGTTAGCCAGCGGGCCAGCCTTGAACTCAACAGCCGACACATACTGGCGCAGGCCGTAATCAAGGTTGCCACCTTGCGTTTTCATGTTTGCCGCATCGTAGTAATACGGTGACCGCCCTTCAATATCCGAAGAAGGAAGTTCAAGGTCGGAAGCAACAGGAATCAGCGTTTCGTTACGGAAACCTGCACCGATATGCAATTTCGCTCCCACAATGGCATTTTGGAAAAATGTCTGCGAATAGCCGTCATGATAACCACCAGTAGCGTTGGATGGTATGGACAGGTACCCATCAGTTGCGGGGTCGTTATCGTACACAGCCCACTCACCGCTGGTAAGGAAAACACGACGCAAACGGTTAATGCCTTTGAGATTACCAAACGCATCCGTGTTACTCCCATTGGGGAACATTTTAGGATGAGACACATAAATGTGAAAGTGGTCAGTGTGGGTTGTGGCACCAGTGCTTGGGTGTGTATGGCTTGCAGTAGCATTTTCAACACGCAAAATTGTAGCCGATTCAATGTAATCTTGGTTATTGATAGTGTACGAATAGGCTGAATTAGCACTCTTATCAGCCACACCGATGTCATCAGCACGACGACCTACAGGTGTAGGATTCCATGTGTGGGCTGTGTAGGTCGCATCAATATGCAGTTTCATGCTGTTATCGGGGCCGGGGAAAATGCCGAGTTCAGTATGGTCAAAGAACTGCTGTGGGAACACAGGAATCTCCACCATTGCACGGGTACTGGCATACTGCGTACCCAACTGATAATCGTGCGTAACTGTATCAAGGGATTGGAACAAGCGGTCATTGACAGTGCTACCATCCTGTGCCAGCGAATCATTATCAAAATCACCGTCATTAAACACATACACCGATGTCGTATAGGTACCTGTGCTGGCTGTTGGTTCAATAACTCCTGTAGCGTTACACCAATCATGGAAGGTCGCATAAGCAACACCAGCGGCATCAAGGAACTTACGATTTTGAATGGCATTTGTTTCGTTAAATTGGAATCCAGCCCCATTTTTTAGAAAGTATTCAGCACTGGCACCATCAGCGAGGTAGATACGGCCAGTTTTGGGAAAACAAATAGTTCCCCATGATTTAATGTCGGGTGAGCCGTTGTTAAGTGGAGCAACACTCATTGAAAGAATTGAGGTATTGGTGTCCACCACCCGTGCCTGCACTGCACAACTGCGACGAGTGGAGCCGGGAAGTCGCATGAGTGGGCTTGGGTCGTAGGTGGGCTTGGTGTTCACACCTCCCTGCCCCGGCCCGCCAAGCGTAACCGTAACAACAGGAGCGTTGGGTTCAATCTCCTTTACTACATGCGAGTCGGGCGACCCACTGCCAACAGCCGAGACATTCTCATTCACGAAAGAGTCAGCAATGCCCGTGGCCGTGACAACCACTGTGGACATGTTGGATTCGGGGCTTTCTTGCTTGGACACCCCACGCACCCGACAGCGGCTCATGAGGAACATGATGCTGGCGATGTTGGGTACATCCCCGCTTTGTAGGCTACGCACCAGCGACAATTGATTTACTCGTGATTTAACAGACGGCTGGACGAAAATCTTCGCAATGATACCCGCTTCATCAGTAATTATCACATTGTCAATGATGTTAAACATCTCAAACACACGACTTGAATGTGTGGTCGGGCCGAGGTCAAACACACCCGTGCCTGTCTTATCTGTCGTGGGCTGGCGTGTGCGCTTGCCAGCACCCTCATCGGTGATGGTGTCACTTTGACTTGACGACATGGCTTCAATAGCAAGGCGATGGTACACCGAATGATGCGTACTGCTGTTGTGCGAGCGTGCAACAGCAAACGGTGGGCTGGCTGGTTCAGCATTAACATCGTTTGGGGGGGTGTACAGGGCGGGCGTGCGGCTGTAATCCAGTTCTGTATCGCTGTCTTGCCCGCCTGTGTTGTCACCAATCAGTGTGTGCGACTCCTGCATGAGCGAGCCATAGCCACTGATGGCGTTTGACAGGTAAATCACACCGCCGGGTGAATAGAGTGTGGTGTTAGCAAGGTCAGCGGTAATGACATCCAATACCCGTGTGCCGCCACCCAAGTCAAACGAACCCGCTGGTACGGTCTTTTCTACCATGAGCATTGGTGTGGATTCGCCCATGCTCGCTCCTGTGAGGTCTATGGCGTTGTAATGCACCTCAACAAACGGAGCGAGGTTGTGGCTGGTCTTAAGGTCGGGAACATGCAAGAGAGCCACACGGCTCTCGGTTTCGGGAGTAAGGTGATACAGACGGTTGTTCTCGTCAATGCTTCCTACTTCGGGCACTGGGCCTTTAAGCATAAACGGAGCGTACTTGAATCCGCTACCGCCAATAGCAATGAGTTCACGCTTGCTCACTGGCATACCGTTATGCGTGATGGTGGCCACGCTGGACGAGTTCTCAATGCGGGCGATGGGTGCTTCCAGCGTTTCGCTGTAAAAATCAATTAGCGAGTTCATCGCAAACATCTCGTCAATGTTACGAGTGTTAGAGTCATACGCCATTTGTACGATGTCAGCCGAGCCGTCAACCTGCTGGTCAATGATGAGGTCGGTTGGTTTAGGGTAGCGGCGCATATACTCATGGCCCGTGATGTGTGAGAAGGTGTGTCGCCCGCTGTGGCCCACTTGAAACAGCGTGTCAAGGTCAGCAGGCCAGTTCACGGCGTAGGCGTTAGTAGCCGTGTCGGTAGCCATTTGTGACGAGTACACCATACCGTGGTTTGCAATATCGCTTTCATCAAGAATCATCTGCCCCGTCTTGTCAAAGATTTGCGTTCCGTAGTGAGGTGGCTGGTAAGGCTTGCCCGTACCGTTGTCAATCAACGAGTCAGCCCCAACGACCACGAAGTAGTTGTCCACATCGGTTGTTCGGGTGTGCAAGGCACCTCGCAAGCCGCCCGTACCGTTGATGAAGTCAATGTGAATACTGTTAAAGGTGACAACGCCTGTGTTTCCGTTGATGCTTTCCAACCGCACCCTTTCGGGTGGGGATTGGTTAGGCTTCTGTGTATTGCGGTTGATAGCACCGGGGTTAATCAGCAGGTTGTAAGGGGTGTGCGGTACGCTAATGGTGGTGGGTGTGCCACTGTTGGTGTAGTAATCCACGACCTTGTAATTACCCATACTATACGGTGTGGATGTAAAGGTCGTAGTTGGTGAGGATGAATCGTATGCTTTACCCGTCAAACGAGCGATGAGAGCCTGTGCGTCAGCCGCCGCCATCGTCAGCGTCGTGGTGCTGGCATCGGTCACGGTATAGGCGGTGAACTCGTAAGACTCTTGCACGACATCTATCGGCTCTTCAAAGCGGAACAAAGCCGAGGTGGTTTGTCCCTTCACCGCCATAGATGGCTGAAGCATGTTCTCGTCAAACTCATTTGAGAAGTGGATGGCCTCAATCGCACCACGAAACTCACCACCTTTACCACCGAGGTACACATGCTCAGTGGAGCGGGCAAGACGAGTTTCGGGTGGAATGTCTTGCTCGGAGACAATCTCGCCGTTGACAGCCAAGAACACACGGTTCTTGGTGATACCAGCCACAACATGGTACAGCGGTCGGTTGTTGAAGTTGAGGTTGGTGGCCTCGCCATAATTGCCTGTGTCGTAACGGTTGTACGAATCGTGAATACCACCGTGTTCCTGTTGTGGGTACACGATGCCATCCCATCGGGTACTGGCATCATAGGCTGTGGCTAAGCGGAACACTGATGGGCCAGCGATGGACTCCACACTAACGCTAAACACAGCGGGGCCGGGAGTGTCCACCGTTCCCATTTCAAGGGTAAACTGCCCTTCTCGGTGGGCAATTACACCCCCACAATCGGGCACAACCCATGCCTCAATGACGAAATCAGCAATTGTTTTATTGTTTATTGAAACGATGTCGCCGCTACCCTGTAGGGTCTTGGTCATCAGTTTGTTGCCGTCAGCATCCTTTACACCCGTCTTGGTGAAGCGGCCTTGAGGAATAATCACCGAATCGCTCACGCCGTCAAAAAAGAAGGCGTGACTACTGCGACCGATTGCAACCATCTCTTCACCTCAAAATATCCAATCAACTGGTGCAAAGTTGATGGTGTACGAATAAAGCGGTTCACCACCAAGTTGAACAAATGTAGCGTTAGCAACGCTTCCTTTGATGCCTGTGTACTTTCTGTTATTTTCAGTGAAAGTTGTACCCGCTGGTTTTGCATTGTTAGCAGTTTTGTCTATTGTTTCTCTCATGCCGCCAGTAGGCATGTAAAACAACGATTCGTTTGAGTTTACATTGGATGAAAATGGGATTTGAATAGCAATGATATAATCTCCATACTTTAAATTACTGCTTGAAATAGATTCAAACTCAAGTTTTCCTTTCAAGATTTTTTCAAGGTTATTGGATATACCATGTATGCTCCCTCCGCCTATTGAAGCACCACCGCCACCATTGTTGCTGTTGTTCAGCACCGCAAACAATTCAGCCACTTTATCACCAGCACTTTTATTGCTTACGGCTGAAGAACTACGACCTCCCGAATACTGTGTGTGGTAAGGCTTTTGAACACCAAGACCGGGCGGGTATGAAGGGAAAGAAATGGTTTCATTGTTCCCGTTTTGTCCTTTGTTTACATTTGTTAATTCCACCGCAGTGCTTGTTGCACCATCAATGGGTGAATTGATTTGATTTGCTGTTAATTCAAATGTACTGGTATAAGTGGTTACAAGCGTAACAAGGCTCGCCGCAATGTCCGATGCGCTCCTTGCAGAAGAATTATCATGGATAGTAATGTAATAACGCCCACCGTCAAGTCCTTCATTTGATAATGAGTTTTTAACCAGCCATATTTCATAACTGTTGTTGATTTTGATAGAATAATCAGCATCAGCAGTTACACCATCCGCCATTCCATTTACGAGGTATGCGGCGTAAAAGTTCCAACGAAATGCTGAATCAGCAGGCAATCCTGCTATGCGAGAAAAATCAATTACTGCACTGGCTTCTCGTTGTAATTCCCCAATGTTCAACAAATCATCATCTGTCATTACACCCTCAATAGTGATAAGAGATTTTGGAAGATTGAGGTCAAAAGCAAAACGGGAACCGCCAGCAAAGGGCACAGAAAGAGGTGAAACGCCCCTGTCCACATTCATGGTGAGGGTGGTGGCCATCAACTCAATGATGCCGCCATCATTGCGTACAAGACGGATTGGTGTACCCATCAGTACCGCCCCCTCATGGTGGTGCCGCCGATGTTGCGGGCCATCTCTTGCTGAATCATGTTGCCAATCTCACGAGCAAGGGCACGCTTGTCCGTGCGGTCGGTGATGCCGCTGGCATTGACTGTGATGTTGAAAGTGTTACCTTGTCCTCCAAAGCCCATCTCACCGGCTTTTTCAAGTGGCACTACTGCTTCTCTACCCGAAGCGTTGTCACCCAAAAGAGCAAGTGTAGGGCCATTTACAATACCACCCTTAGCCAGTGCGGGAATACTCCAATTAGACAAATCCAACCCTACATTCCAATCATCACCGAAAGGATTGGGGATGGTTTTGGTGAACTTAATATTTGCGAAAAGGTTGTTGATAGACTCAATTAAAGTGTTAATCGGGGCTTTAAGATAACCACCAATGGTTGTTCCAACATCACTAAAAGCGGTGCTCATAGTGCTTACAATACCCGAAAAATCCCAATCAAAGATACCACCCTCGCCAAAGTAATAGTCAAAGGTAAGCCAATCGGGAAGTGTAAATGAGAAAATACTTGCCCAGTTGATGTCCCAATCAAAAATACCGCCTTCACCGAAGTAGTAGTCAAGGGTAAGCCAGTCGGGGAGGGTGAACGAAAACAGGTCACTCCACGAAATGTTCCAATCAAAGACTCCGCCTTCACCAAAGTAATAGTCCAGCGTCATCCAATCGGGTAATGTGAAAGAAAAGATTGACCCCCAATCAATATCCCAGTTAAACACACCACCTTCGCCAAAATAATGGTCGTAGGTCAGTTCATCCGGCAGGTCAAAGTCAAACCACCCATCCCAGTCAAAGTCCCAATCAAAGACACCACCCTCACCAAACCAGTGGTCGTAGGTCAATTCGTCGGGCAGTGTGAAGGAAAAGAGGCTATTCCAATTGATGTCCCAATCAAATACCCCACCTTCTCCAAACCAGTAATCCCATGTGAGTTCTTCGGGCAGGTCGGGTAGGCTATCCCAAAGTTCACCAATTTTTGTTTTAATTGATTCCCACGCCTCATTAGCCTTTTCTTTGATGGACTCCCACGATAACTCGTCAATCTTGTCCTTAATCGGTTGAATCACATTGTCGTTGAACCACTTTGCCAAGTCTTTGAGTGCTTCAATCGCCATCTGTCCAGCCGCTTTGAAACCGGGGCCAATCTGCGACACCATGCTGGACATGGAGGAAATCATGGAAATTAGCGACATTCTTTCACTCCCAGTCTAAAAACGAATAATCCAGTGATACGACTTCCCTATCTCCCGCTTTGGCCTGTTGCTTCTTACGCTCAATCTCCTTATTGTTCTCTTCGGTTGATACCATCGCCCACACGAGCGATTGCTTGAACAAATGAGGGGGCATTGAGTAAACTTCCATCAAGGAAATACCGAAGTGCTTAGCGATGATGTATGCCCACAATTCAATTTGTGTGCTTATGTCTTCCACCGCATCATACTTGTCTTTCTTGAGGAACTTTTCCACCCTCACTCGCTCGGCTTCGTAAACCCCCCTTGCATAGCCTCCGCCAACTCCTGTGGCTGCGGGAGCACTTTACAGACTTGCTCGCCAATGTAACCTTTGAGGGAAAGTAATTCATCAGTCGTCAAACTGGGGTTGGTTTTGGTAATCCAATTGGAGAAGGCAAATCGCCAGTAGCCAGCCAAATCAAGAGTAACATCGCCTTTTTCCACACGAAGCATGTGTTGTGCGGCGGCTTGGATGTCAAGGAATGAGATGTCTCGTACCCATACCTCAATGACCTGCGTATCGTCGTTGGGGTCAATCCCAACTACATGCTTGGTCGTATCGTCATTCTTCAATAGCAGGCTCTTGTTCGTTACCACTGTTTTGCTCATCAGTTTCCTCTCCATTGGATGCGGCTACCTCTTCGGTAGGGGCTTCCGAGTCATCTTCAAGGGCCACCTCTTCGGCAGGGCTTTCCGATTCCTCTTCGGGAATGATGCCTTCGTCGTTTTGCTTGAGGCGCAAAACGATTTCAGCCTTGGTGCCGTACACAGGCAGGCCACGCTCTTTGCAAAGAGCACGCAGTTCTGCAACGGTCAATGAATCGTATTCTTGAAGGTCAGCGGGGAAAGGGTTCACAATCTCTTCCTCCACCAACGGTGCTGGTTCGTTAGCAGGAGCAAACACAACATCCAACAGGCTCTCCACATGAGCGTGGATAGCGTGGTTGTCCATCAAAGCCACCATGTCATCGCTGAACTCAACACCGTTTGCCTCGCACACCCAACGAGCGTATGCAAGCGAACCAAGACGGCGGTATTGTTGAAGTGAAGTTCGCATTCCAATTCCTCAGTATTTGATGATGGTATCTCGTGCAATAACCTTGATGGTCTTTGGCATGATTTTGAGTTGCGACTTCACCATGCCCTTGTCTTCGGGGATTTGAAGTGGTGCTTCAACGATGTAATAATCATCAATAATGAGCATCATGCGTTCAGTTTCGCCCTCAGTGGTCGTCTTTTCAAAGTCAATGCGGATTTGATTGTCAGCAAGTCCTTCCTTGCTACTGTTGAACTCAGTAGCGGAGCGCATTTTGTGGAAGAACAAGGGGTCATCAACACCAATTTCCATCGTCATCTCATAGGATGTTTGACCCTCAACCATGATGTTGGTGTTACGAGAGCCACCGAATGGTACTTGCTCAGTAGCCGAATTGACGCTACTTTGACCTCCAATGGTGTGGAAAGCCTGCATACCCGTTTGCCCAGTCAGCGTAAAGTTCAACACTTGAGCAACTTGAACACCTGCCATGTTGATGGAACCGTTGTAAAACATGAATGGTTTTTGAGTGCAGGGCGCAATACCCGAAATGTATCTGTTGGTGTCCGTGTTGGCGGTATCGTCAAACATACGACGAGCGGCGTATTTTGAAGGGTTACCGTTCAAACGAGCCGTATCTGTGTAGCACAAGGCGGCGTTGAAGTTCACAGCCAATCGGAGAGCGGCATCGTTATCCGTGGTCATGGTGAAGTCAGTGACCTTGCATCCACGGAACACACGGGTTAATTCCTTTGAGTCAGTAGGGCCACCATCAACGGCTCCTTCGTCGGAGTCCACATTCCGGCGGCGTTGCGACACTTCAAGGCTGAATGATGGCTGATAGGTGTTGGTGAAAAGAAGGTGAGTTTGTGCATCGGTAATCGTTGCTGTACTACCCGACACGGTAACAAGTGGAGCGTTTCGTGTGGCGGCGTTTGTACCGTATTCTCTCAGATGAACACCATCAACAATCACAGGATGAGGGTATTGAAGAGGTTCATCCAAGTAAATCTTGTTTCCATCAACACCGATAATGCGGCGAGCCTCACTGCGAAGAGCCGTGTCAAATCGGGTATCAGTGAAAGTACCATCCCACTGCAAAGCGGCATCACTGATGTCAGCATCATGAGTGGTTGTGACTGGTGTGTAGTTCGTGTCTTGAATGATGACATACTTGTTTATGTCAAAATTGGTTACTGAATCAACAGTAATAAAACTTTGACCCGCTTCTGTGGCGGCACTTAAATCGGTCGTAACATCGGAATTAGAACCGTTGGTCACCACTTCTCCACCGAGGCAGTATTTGAGCCATCGGGCACTGTGCATAGCAACCTCAAACGAGCCACCTTCGGTGATGAACTTACCCGGCACTTGCACGCTGGTATCTCGGCCAAGACCAACAACATGGAATCGCTTCAAGTCCATTTTGGTTTCGGGGAGGGTAAGAGCGTTAGCGATACCGAGGAATTGGTCAGTCAAAACAGACTCGCTGTTAGCACCTTGAGACATTGCTGAATCAAGAGGAGGAGTTTTGTAGGGTAGGATGTGGAGAGTGACATTTGCATCGTTGATTGTAGTCGCTCCTGTGAGCATTTTAGGAGACAAGTACAAGTTTGGCCCGTCATTGCCCACGATGGTGAACACACGGTCTAAGTCGCCATTTGCAATAGCAGACCCCGAACTTCGGGTGAACTTTACTTGAGAGCCAACCAGCATTCCATCGGGGTATCGCAAATTGTTGGTGTCAAACAACACGGCGTTTGCACCTGTAAACACCAATTTTGAGTGGTCACCAGCGGCAGGGTGTGAAAGGACAAATGTTCCATCACTGCCCGAAGCACATACGATACTGATTCCAACTTCGGGAGCAAAGGAAACCTCCGCCAAATCGCCCTTGTACACTGTTGATGGCATTCTTGTTCACCTATGGTATCAGTTCCGCTAAAATCACGACTTCAATTTGGAATGTCATACGGAAAAGGAACTTGCTTCGGTCACTCAAATCAGTGCGGGTTTTGAACACGAGTCGGTCAAAGTTTGTACCGTCGCCTTTCCTCTTGGTATGTATCACCCTCCGCACTTCGTTCTCAAGGGCTTGTAAATGCTTGCGCCCCTTAACTGTTCGGACATCCACCGTGATATTTATGCGTGTCGTTACAAAGTCGTAAAACAGTTCGGGTGCCTCTTCGTTGTGGGCTGTTTCGTACACCAGCACATAATCATGCTTTTCCAAGTCAAGACGCTTTCCATGCTCAGCGGTAGTATCAGCAATATCAATAACCACGGGGCGATAATTGCTGGTGTTGGCACGGTTCCAATCGCTCTTGAAAAGGTTGATGAGAGAGTCCAGCCCCTCAGTCCATGTGGCGACCATCACAGCCCCTCCTTCTCAATGATTTTCTTGAAGTCAATGGGGATAAAAAAGCCGTTGTCATAGCGCATGTTAAACCGCTCAAGGTCGGGGTTTTGACGCATCATCGCCTTATCAGTAGCCTCTTGGATGAGTTTGTACTCAATCTCGCTGGCTGGCTCGCCTGTTTGATTGCTGATAGGATAACCGTCTTGAATGGTGAAGCCCTTAGCACCAGCCTCAATGCGCTCCATTTGCTCACGAAACGAAGCGGGTTGAGTCGTGAATTGCTCACGAAATTGTGCCTGCATGTGCTTGTCTTTCTTGAAAACTTCTTCAATCAAACGCTGGTGAATGTTTTCACCCTCACGCATGAAATCACGCTGATTCACTCAAACACCACCATCTCAATGTACTTTGGTAGGGTTCGCTCAATCTCGGCTTGATACAGTTGTACCTTGCTGGCGAGGTCAATGTTTTGAGTCCCTTCGGGAATCAGCACGCTACGGTCGTCAGCCATCAGCAATTCAATGGCCACCATCTTTACACAAATATCCTCAATGGCTTTTTCCACATATCGCTCACCGTAAATGTACGCCACCTTAATTGCATTCCATTCAAAGAACGGATAGGAGTTGTTGAAGTAAATGATGCCCATTTCATGGTCAATCCACCAGTCTCGCAAACGACCTACATCACCGCTTCCGCTTCCACCTTGCAAGTCCACAAGGAATGATTTCTGCGTAATCGTACCGCTGGAAGGCAAGGAGCCGGTCACAACAACACACCCGGTAAAGGTCGTGGCCGTTTTACCCGTGTAACGGAAAACATTCGTGCCGTCTGTAGCCACACCAGCCTGTACGAAATCGGTAGTGGATGCTACTGTAATCGTGCCACCAGCCTCAGCCGATGCGGTGGTACTTGCCGACTGTACTTGGTCAAGTTCAATGTCACTGCTGTCCACGACGATGCTACACACCTCACCAGCCTTGACAGGGCGCATGGAAGTGACCTTCACCACACCCGTGCCGTAGTCGCTGTTGGCTGATGCAAAGAACTCGTTGTGAACGGCTACATTGGCAGTGGAGCCTTCTAAAGTAAATGCTGGTGAAAAAGCAACAGCCGCTTTGTTCACCCTGTCCTCCTTGTTGATGAGGTCAGCGAGGTTTTGAGCGACAGTGGTGGCATCAAAGTCATCACGCCACTGGCCTGTGCCTGTGCCTTGTGCGAGCGTTGCTACACTACCGTTGCCCGGTGAAAGGTAAATGTTTGCTGATGAAAGATTTGACACATCGTTGAACTTAATGCGTGCCTCAGCCGCCGCAATCTCTCGGTAATCATCACCTTGCCACAATTCAATGCGAAGCATTTGCTGTACATTGCGAAACAGCAGTGGGCTGGTACCGACATAATCTGTGTAGTAGCGGCGGCGGTAGGGCTTGTAAGTGTCAAAGTTGATGTACTCAGCGGCCACCAAATACGGTCGCCATGCGTTGCGAGTCATGTTGTCTATGCGGTCTTGCATTTTGAGAATGACATGCTCCACCTTATCCTTGGTCAGTCCACGAACTCGCCCATTGGTGAACGAGGCTTTGTTCTGTACATACCCGTTGTCGGCTACCTCGTAATCCGTAGTTGTCAGCGTAGCCCCACTAAAAGTAAGTTTGACATGTCCAGCCTTGCCGCCAGCCCCTCGCCCAATAGCGGTGATTTCCAAATCATCCTCACCGAAGGGGTCAGCGTCACTGTACACACGGATTTTGTCGCCTACGCTAAAACCCACTTGACGAAACTCGTTGCCTGTGATGTACACGGCATCCGTATCAGCGTCAGCACTCATGAGGATAGCGTCTTGCGGGCCAATGTCCAGCAGGTCAGCGACTTGTTGGGCGGTGCAGTACACTACAGCGGTGGGGTCAAGAGGCCGGGTTTCCGGCTCACCGGGACTGAACACTACTGGCATACATCAAACCCCCTCACTGCATTTCATCTTCACACTGCTCACAAAGAGTGTTATCTTGTGGCCCCATTTCGTTAGAACCATAATACATCATTGGTTCGGTTGGCCTTCCACACTTAGCGCATGGAACTTTTGGTGGGTTAAAAAAATCTCTTTTCAACACACTCCAAGCATCACGCATAGCAACATCACGAGAGGTCATGATGCGGCGGAGGTGTTCAGCCTCAGCATCGGGGTCAAAACCACCTTCTTCTTGAGGTTTCAAATGAGGGTACATGCCATAAAAACGCTTTTTGTCAGCATCCAATTCCTCTTGCTCCATTTCATGATACGGCTTACCTTCAAATCCTTCGGTATGTCCTTGCTCACGAGAAAAATTGATGTCACTTTGACGGGCTTCCCAATCGGCCAGTGCTTCATCGTGCATGTCTTTTTCACTCATATCCGGGCCGGATTCGGGGCCAAACTGTTCATCAATTGCTCCTTGTTCAGCCTCAACATCGGGTTCGCTCAGCGACTCTTCCAAGGTTTGACCTTCAAAGGGCATACGCTCACCCATAAACTTGAGGCCATGCTCTTGGGGATTGGCCACAGCATCACGCATGAGAGCATCACGAGCCTGTGTGAATTGTTCTCCACTGGCCTCTCCGCCAGCAGTGCGAAGAGCGGCTGATGCCTTTTTGTTTGCCCATTGTTGCAAACGCATTTCTTCGCCATCTTCAGTCAGCACCTTTTGTCGGTGCGGTCGCATTGCTTTAATCAGTACCTTCATACTTACAACCTCTTCTTTTCGTCACGATGTCCTAAATTGTATTCCATCGGTTTGTTGCAAGCCCCACAGGTGGCTCTCCACAGGAAGTGGAGAAACCCGCAGTGCTTACAGCGTGTACCCGAACCAATGTTAAGGATGTCACCTATTTCTTGATTGCGGTTGCGCTGAGACTGTGTAATGCCCTCAAGCGGTCGCTGTGGGTTTCTCACCACCTCGCCGCCGTACTCGTAGTCAGCCTTACGGTCTTGCTTACCAGCACGAACAATGTCGCTTAGGTCAATGCTTCGGACATCAAATGCCACCTAACCACCTCAAGGAACGGTGGTAAAGACAACAAAGACATTTCCAAGCACCGTAATCGGCTCAGCCGAAATCAGCGCACTTCCAGCAAGAGAAGCCGCTTCGCTGGTAATCAGCGCACTGAGCGTACTGAGGTCACTAAACTCCTTGGGGGAGTAAGGGCCGAGCACCTTCACCGTTGGACTTACCGCCATGAGGACTCACCTCATGCACGGCGACCAATAGCGATGAATGTACCTGCTTGAGTTACTGCACTATCTTCAATTGTACCGTTAGCCAATGCACTCGCAATACGAAGAGCAGTGCCATCAATACGAACTTGTGGATTAAACAATACATTTTGAGTTGCTGGAACTGCACCTGTGTCTGTGATAACTTCTGCCGCCAAAACGCCACTTGCGTTCACACCAGCAAAGTCAATTTCACTAAAGAAACTACTCAAATCAATGTAGTTGTCACCAGCGTCATAAGTGCCTGTGATAATCATTCTGTCGCCAAATACTGTTGGTCTTGCGTCAATTGTTACGCCTGTGGAAACTTCGCCTGCCATATTTTTTCACCTCATTCTTCTGTTGGATTCAAATGCTCATCAACAAGAGCGAGAGCGGCGGATTTCGTTAGATACCCGTTACCCTTGTCCACTCCGTTATCGTCCAGCCACTTAAGGATGTCCTTTCGTGACCAGCCGTTGTCGGGGATGCCGTCATTGCCACCATCAACGGTGACTCCTTCATCGCCTTCAATGAGGAAGTGCTTTGCGGGTAGCGTGTGTCGCCACTCGTTCAACCACTCTTGAGTAACCTCAACAACCTCTCCACGAAGCCACGGAGAAGCAGTATCTCGCCGCCTCCGCTCGTAAAAAGGCCCAGTAAAGGTCACCGTGGGCATTCAAATCAGCCTCAGTCGTACAGCACCATCAGTTGGCTCGTTCCAGTGTTAGTACCCGATGCCTCAAGGGTAACCGTGCCACCGCTGATGGTCAAACCAAGGGTCTGAGCCGCCGCCGCCACACCGCTCGTCACGAATGCCGAGAAGATAGTAGGGGTACGGGTGTCAGTCGTGCCTTCCGTAAGGATGATGGTTTGAGCATCAGCGGCATTTGTAAGAGTAATCAAAGCCATCTTAGGAGCGGCATCGTAGCCATTAGCACCATCGGCGTTGGAGGCCGAGAAGGTGTCGGGGCCACCACCGGGGTAGGTGACATCCTTTGCGCCATCCAACCATTCGGTCGTGTCATGCGAGCCAGCACGAAGTTCCCATGCGCCAACGAGGGCCGCAGTTGCAGTTCCAGTCAATACAAGTTGTTTTGCCATATTTTTTCACCTCAATGTGTTTTTGTTTCAACCCTCACTTGAGGTCACGGATGGAACCATGACCGCCGAAGAAAGTCGTCCATAGTTCACCCATGGTACGGTACATTCCCTCTTGGCCGAGGCGGTTGATGGCGAATGGGTCGCCAGTTTCAATACCGCTCTCAAAGTATTGGGTTGGAATTGCAGTGCTGAAATACAGGTAGTCCGTGTCAAGGAAGTACATGCGGCTCAAAGTGTCGGTTTGAACATCCTTTGAGGGGATGATTGGAACACCGTTGTAGGTAGCCACGATGAAACCAGCCTCAATACCGGGAACACCTTTCACACCGTTGTAAGTAGGCGTAACACGCTTCTCTTCCATGAATCGCTGTTGCGATTGGAGGAGTTGCTGAAGGCGCATGAGCGTGTCGTACCCCGTAAGGATGACCTTGGGGTTACCACCACGAGTCCAAGTCTTTTGGAACAAGTCGTCCAATTGGTCAAGGGACAAGTTGCGGTCGGTACCACTGTTTTGGTTGTGCTCAGCCAACGACCACGAGTTTGCACTGCGGTCAATGGAGTACATGTCCTCATCAGTGGAGGCGGAGGCACCAACAGTAACACGGTCAAGGGACTCAAAGTTGTTACCAGCGGCGGTAGCCTTGTCGGTGGTCAGCATTTTGTTGATGTGCTCAGCGTGGTGCTTACCCATTTCTTCCTTCAAGATTGCACGGATGTCGCCCAGTCCATCGTCCTTGTCGGACAAGAACATGGCTGTTTCGCTCATGTCAAAGGTGTGCACGACAGTCTTTGGCTTGGCGGCGATGTGCTGGAAGGTTGGCTTGGTGGTGTCGGGGAGCGTAGCGTTCTCAGCCACACCGCCACCAACAGTGAAGGAGGGGCGAGCCGTGATAACACGCCAGCCGCTTCGTTCCCAAGGTCGCTTTGGAAGGATGGAGAAGGCGTTGAACTCTTGGTTCAACTGGCTCCAAACTTTGCGTCCATAAATCGCTTGGTAAGTACCAGCGGTCGTGGATAGCATTGGAGCGTCAGCCTTGAGCAACTCGCTACCGGAGTAGGAGTAACCCATTGCGTTGCCTGCGCCATAGTAGTAGCGTTCCATGTCAGTAATGTTTCGGATGTAATCTCTTGCCATTTTTGTTCACCTCAGTTTGTGTTTCACTCTCCACGCAAAGTGCGTTGTGCGAGGGCGTGGACTTCATCCCACCCCATGTTTGCCAAGTCTTGCGTTGAGGGAATGTTGACGGAGGAAGCCGACTTTTTAATGGTCGTACCTGCTCCTGCGCCGATGTTGTCAATGCGCTCGGAAAGTGCCTCAATGGACTTCACGATTTCCGACAAAGGTGCTCGTGCGTCAAAGGCGGCTTTCTCAGCCTCAGCCTTTGCAACTCGCATCTCGTTGTTGAAACGAGCGGAGAAGTTGCCTTCAAGGTCGTTGCGGAAGTGTTGTTCCAAAGCGGCGGCTTTGTACACTTCGTAAGCGGCTTCAAGGTCAGCCTCACTCACATTGTCGGAGTTGAGGTAACCCTTAGCCATAGAGACAGGGCCGAGAGCACCAGCAGGGGTTCTACCGCCGCTGGAAGTGATAGCACTGATTGCACCCGTGGAAGGAGAACCGTTCTCCTGTCCTCGGCCACGGACTTGACCAGCGAAGTAGTCAGCACCGTCCACGGCATCGGGGTTGTCAAATCCACCAAGTTGAGCCTTTTCAAGAGCATCAAAGTGGTTTCGTGCGGCCAAGGTGTCCACGCCAGCCGACTTGAGGGTGTTTTCCATCCAACTCAAGTATTCTGCCGAGATAACATCGCTGTATTCGTCGTTGCTCTTTTCCATTTCATCATCCTCTTCTTTGGATTCTTTTTTGTCTTTCTTTTCATCGCCGCCTTCTTTCTTATCGGACATTGCTTCACGGAGTTGAGGAGGAAGTTCTCCCTTCTCCATAGCGTCCAATCGTGCTTCAAGGCGTGACATAATTTCGCTCAAATCGCTGTTTTCTTCAGTCATGTTTGTGTCCTCCTTTAAAATGCGAAATTGTGCTTCGGGGTTAATGCCCTTTTCACAAATCGTCACCTCATGCAATTCCATTTTTGAAATCTCTTGGTAGTCGCCTTTTTCCATGTCGGACTTTCGCACTCGCTTGAATGCTTGTCCTCCAATGGAAAATCCACGAAGGTTTCCCTTGCGGATTTCAGCGGCTACTTCACGAGCCTTCTCAATGTCACTGCGGAGTTTTACTACAACGAACATACCTGTGTCATCCACTTCGGATTTCCACATTCGTCCGTTTGAATCAATGTACGAGTCAATGACTTCACCAACTTGAATGTTGGAATGAGCCAACTGCACATTGCGGTACTTTTCACCCTTCATGAAACCATCAAAGGCATCTTTTAGGGCGGAGCGAGTAATAAGGTCACCTTGTTTATCAACAAGTTCAACCGATGCGTAACCAGCAACAACCAAATCGTTACCACTCTTGAGGAGAGTGATACCGTCAGTAGGTCGTTGAATGCTCAGCATTAAACATCCGACTTTCTGTTGTAGTATATATACCACACGCTATTGCCGAGATAGCAAAGGTTGGTCATTATCGTATTCTATAGAGAGATTTTCACCTTCATCTGTTTGGACTTGAATGTGATTCAGTCGCTCTTTTTTCTTTTCTTTTCTTTCATCGGTGTTTTTCTTTTCACCATCAAAATCTGGAAGAGTGGCCTCATCACGCAATTGAGTTGGGCCACGAGGTGATTCTTGCGGCGTACCGACATCAATACCCAACCCCTTTGGCCCTGTCCAAGTCATCTTTTCTTTGGCGATTTTGTCCAAAGCCCGTGTAATCAGTTCCAAAGCCTTCTTCGTTTGGTTGGGCTTAAGCAAGCGGTTTTCATCATCATCATCAATGATGCCCGCACTGCCTTCTTCCATTTCTTCTTCCGTTGGCTTCTTTGGCATATCTACTTCTACCTTCTTTGCCACATACCCTTTTACCATTAACGGAGCCACTGCCGACCAAAAAGGCATGAGACTTTCAGCCAGCACTACAGGATAATCGGTTTTGGTAATACCGCTCATTGCACTCTTAGGAGAGTGAACATACCAAACATCGCCAATTTCTTCCATCTTGTACATTACTGTATCAACTTCGTTTAACAGGATTTCAATATGACTCTCGTGGATTTGAATATCGTGAGGTACAAGAATTGGTGCAAATGATTTTGTCATAAGGTCAAGTGATTCGGTACTGGCGGCACCCTCACCCTCTCCTTCACCTTCTAATTCTTTGACCTGTACATTATACACAGGGCGGTTGCTACGGTTCTTTTTGGAAATACCCGTGATGGATGCACGAACAATGTCACCAACTTTGAACACTTTGCTTTGATTGTGGGCTGTGCCTACATCCATGTAATGTTCCCCTTTGTATTCCACTGCTCGGTTTCCAAGCCCTTCAATTTCAAGGATAGGGCCAGCACCCAATTGATAAGTGAACGGCCCAGTGCCTCTTCGGTCAAGAACGATGAAATTGAAGTCTCGGCTGTCACGGTACACAATCCATTTTGGATGCCTACGCTCTCCACGCATGTAAGTGGACTTGTTATCACGCAACAAGATGTTATCATGGTCATTTTTGAGGTTCTTCACAGCGTCAACCAGTCCTTCATCATCGGTCATGCGAGTATCATGTGGGCCGGGAACAATAACATGCTCTTGACTATCAAATTGCGAGCGAAGGATTTTCAAGCGTTCAAACAGTTGCATTTCTCCCACATTGGTATCATCGTAGTTGATAATGTCAATAATGTTTAATTCATCTTCACCAAGAATACCGTCAAGTGTGTAATTCTTGTCACTCATTTTGTCAAGAGCCTCTTTGGTAGCCTTGCGTAATCCTTTCTTTCTCCCATTTTCATCATACGCTGTGATTTCATCACCACTGCGAACAATGATGATACGCTGTCCATCATACCATTTGCTTACAACCCATGACCCGCTGAAACCACGAAGGTGTTCAAGGTCGGCCAAATCAAAAATGCGGTGCATGGGGCGAACTGCTGGACTCCACTTTGCATCGTCACTCTTGGACAATAACACATCGGGGTCAAGCAGGGAGGTAATCAGTTCGGTCATTTCGCTGGTTGCTATTGTAGTCATGTTTTCACTGGCCACTTCTCCTGTTTCCATATTCATGCTTTGATGGGGGTTATTGGGGTACAACGGTGGAGGAGCATTAGCGTACACAAAGTCCGACACATCTTTTCCATGAACCACTTGTGTGAGTTCTTCGGGTACACTATGATACAGACCCGGCCCTACATGGCTACCAACATGGATGTTGCCTTCACTGTCAAACTCAGCACCAAGAGTGGGAGTCAATTCATACCCATGATGCCATGCACCGCTGTCAAAGTTATCGGTAATCGCCGTATTAACAGGACTCGCCGCTCCTACAGGTCGTTGACCAAAGCCTGCGGTTTCGGAAATATCTTCACCTGCTGTAAAAATACCCTCTTCATCATCCAATGCACGAGGGTCAAAATGCACGATGGTGTCAAGATTGTTTTTTGTGGTGCTTGTACTGCGGGCCTTTGTAGCACTTCCAGTTCCTTTTGAGTCGTGAATATCACCGCTAATGCTCCCAATACCAGCCGAAAGCATAGACATTTCAAACTGTGCAGGGTTAAGCATCATATTCATGTAACGAGGAATAGCGTGAGAATGATGTCCTTTCCATTCACTTTGCCCGCTTGCTTCTTGTTGAAAATGATTCAATGCTTGATGATAACCCTTTTCTCGTGCATGACGGAAGAAGCGTTCTTCATCGTTTAGTTCTTCTTCGGGCTTGTTCATCAATTCTTCATCGCTAAACTGCTTGAGATTGATGCCGTCAATGTTAGGGATTTTACCACTGAGCAGTATATCTTTCACCGTGGATGCAAACAACGGCGTATTCATTTTTGAAGATAAGTTGATGAGTTCTGTTGCCTTTTCTTTTGCTACAGGAGTCTTTTCAACACCAAGAATCTTTAGCACTTCATCAACAGACATGTTGCTGTCAATCATTTTACCATCAGTAGATAGATGTTTGCCAAGTGTTTTGTGGAATGGATTTTGCACACCTTGTGAGGTGGCTTTTACCGATTTATCACTACCATAATTAAGAGTAGTTAAACCGTGTACTGAATGAGGAACAGACGCAATGTATCGTTGAGCGTCACGCATCAATTGATGGTGGTTTGCAATGAAAGTAGCAGGGTCGTTGGGGTCAAACGCATTTGGGTCATGCTCAAGATATTTTGGAAGAATAATGTCCCGTGCTACTTGTGCAACAGTTTGGCGATGTCCTTTGTGAAGTTGCTCAAGTCGCCTTTGGTCTATTTCCCAATGTGTTGTTGGTTTTTTGATAGCCGCTTGCGCCTGTAATTGTTCTAATCGTTGAGTTGCTTGTCGTAATTGTTCTCTCATTGGAAGAAGTTCTTCAAACGGAGTACCAGCAACTTGCTCTTCCATTAACCGTTCATTGAGCATTTCCACTTCTTCAAGCAGTTCATCTTCTTTTTGAGATGCAGGCAACATACCACCAAATTGCAAAAAGCGTGCTACAGCGTCAGCCTCACCAGCCGCTATTGTGGTTTTTGTCTTTTGATTTTTCTTGGCTGTTTGAATCTCTTGATTCATGTTTTGAATCACAGTGTCAATCCCATCGTTTAATTTTGTTTTATCAAACTCTCCAAGTTGCCTGTCTAACAAAATCTTGTTTAACTCATCGTGATTTTCTTCGTTGTGCAGGTAGTCCAAAATAGCCTTTGGATTTTGTGTTCCAAGAATCTTTGATGCGTTGGTAATTGCCATCATTGCATGATTCATTGAAGGGTTATCAAGAACACGGTTTTTCATTGAATCAAAAGAAAAACCGCTTTGTCCACCCCAACGCATGAAATCTTTGAACTCTTCACGAGTCGTTCCACCACTGGCCGACTCATCGCCACGCATCCAATCCTCAGCACTGGAAAATGATTTTTTTGCTGGTGTATTGGGGTGAAACATGCGCCCACCAAGCGTTTCCATGTTATGTGCAAGAATGGCATTAACATGACTACGAGAATCGGATGGTGATGCTCCGTAGGCCGTGTAGCCCCCAACATGCTGTGTAGGTACCACTGTGTGTGGAAACGCCATGCTTCGCAAAAACTTACCTACAAACTTATTTTTTAACTCGTTTTCCGAAAGATGTCTTATGTTGTATTCGTATTGTGGATTGAGAGATGATTTGTGTTCAGTGTAGTTGTTTTTATTGGTGGCCCCTTCTGTGTTTGGGTGTTTCTTTGATGTACCAAACGGTGACAACAGGTTTTGCAAGTGTTCTGCACTTGAGTTGTAATTAAACTTGACATACTTTCCATCTTGTGTTGCTTCCCCTATGCTTTGCAATCGTAGAGGCATGAAATGATGAGCAAGCGTTCTGTTTAGTTCACTTGGTTGAATGTAATTGTCTCGGCTTTCTGTTAATTCATTAAACGGCGATACACCTTCTTCGTTAGCGTGTGTAGCGTTCAAGATTTCGTGGTATGTAGCAAGATTAGTTCCAGCACCACCTGTACTTTGAAATGGCGAAGCCCAAAAATGACCCGGCCCATATGTAAATCCATTTTCATGTTCTTGCCAGTATTTGGGTTTTTCTTCATCGGGATGTGGGCCGTGTGGTGAGGTGAAAAAAGCACGATGATTACGAATGTCTTTGATTTGACGATGCAATGAAGATTGTGTTTTTGCAACCGCTTCTATGTAATCAATCATACCAGCATCTACAATTGGTTCCTCTAACTTACCGTACAATGGATGGTCAGTAAGCAACTCTCGTGTTTTAGGGTCATAGCCAGCCAAATATAACAAGTCATCTTTGGACATTCTTACCTTTTCCAGTCCTCGCTCTTTACCCTTGAAATGAATACGGGAAGCATCAAACAATTCATCATACGACATTTCTTTCATTGGTTCTTTGTGAATGTTAAGGCGAGGCAAATACTTCATTCGCTTATCAGCCCCGTAATTGTCCCGTATGGCTTCTTGAATGTGGCTGGCAATTGACTTATTATCAAACTCATCTAAAGGCTCGTGAGAAAGACGACCCAACGCTTGTTGAAGGAACATACCTTCTTCACCTTTGGTGTAATCGTTATCGTTGTTTTCTTGATGGTAATGAGCGTTACGACCCATCATGGTCATAGGGCGAATAGCCCAGTTCATTTCGGGTGTCATTCGCATAAGAGCGTTGTACTTAAGGCGAGCAGAAGGAAACTTTTCACCGTTAGGCAGGGTAATCAAATCATGCTTGTCAAGCCCTTTTTCGTCAATGTGATTGACAATAGCACTGCGTTCTTCGGGACTGAACCACTCAAGGCCAAGCATGTAGCCGAGATGTCCAAGTCGGGTTGGGTGTTCCTCGTATTTGTCATCCAGCACCATGTTGTTATCTTCATCAGCCTCCCACATAGCGGCTCGGTCAGCAAAGTGTTCTTTGCGAAGTTGCTCTTTCATTTCAGCATTGGTCATACCTTCAGCCAACAACTCCTCTTGCCGTTTATTGTTTTGCTTTAACCATCGGAAATAATCTCGCTCGTACAGGTCATGTTGATGATGAAGAAGTGTACCGTTTGGTCGGGTATCACCAATGATATTGACCTTTTTTCCTTCTCCTTGTTGAAACCCACCAACCAACGGATGTTTCTTACCAAGCGTATCAAAGAATTGTTTTTCCATTTCCTTTTCTTTTTCACTGTGGCCACCTAATGCCCAATTGCGTAGCATCTCCACATAAGCAGGTGTGCCCGTCACGGCGTTGGTACGAAGAAGAGGGTGGTTCACTTCATGGAAGGGAAAATGGTGGCGTTGGTATGGATGAGCACCGTCTTTGGGTTGATAATACGGCCACACCGCATGTCGGTTTTTAGGATTAGTAGGGGATTGAAGGCCGTCTTTCCATACATGGTTGGTCGGCTCGCCGTGCGTGTGTTGCAAAGCAAACATGTAACCGATACCTTCGGGAAAATGGTAGTCCTTTTCCACATCAACACTGCTTTCTTCTTCTGCTTTAAGCACCATTTCAGCCGTTGCTTTCAACGACTTGAACAGCGGCTCAGTGGGAAGCGTGTGAAGGTTTTCAAACGCAAGAATGTATTCAGCCGCCGCAGTGCGAAGGTCAAGACCATCGTTCAATGATTTTAGCAACTCGTTGCTACACACATAGAAGTGGTCATCCATGTCCTCACCGCCAATCATAGCGGCTTAAACTGTGGGCAAGCGTGCAAATCCATACCACCCTCGTGGAGCAAGCACCCTGTTCGCTGAGTGCCGCCGCAAAGCCCACACATCACTGGTGCGCCACTTTCTCGCATAGCCGCTCTTGGATTCATTTTCTTAACGGGCGACTCACCTTCTTCACGCTCAACGCCGCTACCCTCGTGAGGGTTCATGCGAGAGCCAAGTTGCTCCATGTTGGTTGCTTCCTTTGGCTTCTTTTTCTTTGGCGCATCCTCAGTCTCAATGGTGCGCCCGTTGGTGGTGAAGTAACCACTCTTGGTTTGTCCACCCGACTCGGCGTGGAAAGAAGGATTGATGTCCGTGATTTTTTCGGGCTTGAATCCCGGTTCGGCTTTTTCCATTTTGCCGCCGCAACCCATCTTCATGCAACCCATCTTGTTCATTTTAGAACCGCACTTTGGACAGTCTTTGCACTCACAAGGCTCTTTGCCGCAATCACACTTGGCCTTTTCAATTCGCTCAAGGCGTTGTTCAAGTTCAATGGCTTTTGCTAAATATCCATTTTCAACTGGGCGGGGTTTCATTGTACTGCCTCCTTTGCACTGTTAGCCATTTCGTGAATATCTTCCCACGACATGGCGTGAATATCTTCGTTGCTCATGGTGCCAAAACCGGGCTGGCTCTTGAGCAATGCACTACTGTTAAGTTCCATGTCACCACGGAATGGGTCAATTTGCAAATCGGTAGTAAAGGGGGTGCTTACACTCACAAGCCCCATTTTGCGAAGAAGGCGTTGTGGGTTGTTAATGAGATTTTTGAGAGCCTCGTTTTCCGCCTTAAGGAGCATAAGATTAGAGTCCATGGACTCCATTTTGTTGATGAGAACACCAATCAATTGCTCGGCATTTGAGGATTCAGTCATTAACTCACCTCAAACCTTACGACCGTAGGAACCTGCGCTTCGCTTGTATTGTGGGTTGTGGCGAGAAGAGGACATAAAACCAAGGCGAGAACCCTCAATGTTGGTCTTTTCAGCAGGTGCTTCCATTTTCAACACAGGAACGCCGCCAGCGAAAATGTCTCGTGGGCCTTGAGGAGTAACTACATCGGATTTAACAATTTCTTGGTGCAAATCATCAGCCAAAAAGTCACTCAACTTTTGTACTTCCGAAAGATATTGCTTAGCCATATGGCCATCACCATTTTCAAGAGCATTAAGAAAAGCCTTGTTTGCTTGTTCCATTTTTCGGGCCATCGGGTGCATTTTCAACAAGTCCATGTTAATCCCTGCTATGTCTGTCTCATATCGTTCAACTTTAAGAGCGTTACTGCCCACGGGGGCGACGAGCGTTAAGTAGTGCATTGCTCAAGTTTTGTTGCATAGAAAGCGGTGGCCCTCGTTGTTGAACATTGCTAAATGGTGCGCCACTTCCCATACTATTTCGCCGTTCCGGTGCCGCAGGCCCACGGTTTCGCAAACCAATCCCTTGACCACCGGGTTGTGGGGGAGGCATAATTTGCTGTGCCAACTGCGGTGGCATTTGTGGCCCTGCTCCCATCATTGGTGGCATACCGCCACCGGGTGGCATACCGGGTGGCATACCGGGTGGCATACCGCCACCGGGTGGCATACCGGGTGGCATACCGGGAGGTGCTCCGCCGGGAGGTGCGCCTTGCTGTGGTTGAGGAGGTGGGGGACGCTTGTAAGTGAAACGGATGTCTCGGTTAGCCGTGTCCTCAATGAGTTCGGGCATAAAGCCCAATTGAGCCATGCGTTGCGCCACATTGAGTTCTTGTTCATCACGGCGTAGGCGTGTAATTTCATCTTCTTCTTCGTTTGGATAAAGCGTAAGTTTCCAATCATTAACATTCAATTGTTTAAGCATTCGTGGAAACAAGACTTCAGTGTACACTTTTTGTCCAAACTCTACGGCTCGGTTTGTTACCAGTATTTGCATACCTTCATTGTTGAGTCCACCCGATTTACCGCTATCTACCATGAACACTGAAGATACGCCATAAAAAGCGGCCATACGATTTCGTATTTCGTCACGCACCGCAATATACTGCATCTCTTCCAGCGTGTCCATGAACTTAACCCAATTTACACCACCTCGTCCTGTAGCCGACTCAATACCGACCTTTGGTACATAATGAGGGTCACGCTCCATTTTTTCATCCACAGCCTTCCAAAAAGACTTCATGGATTCCAAATTATCTGTAGTAACTGATACAATGCCTTTTGGCATTCTTCGTTTTTGATATGCTGTGTAAATGTAATTGTCCATGGCTGTAAGCGTCATGGCTTGTCGCCACATTGTATTAACAGGCGAGCGACCATACAACTTAGAAGGCATATACTTGCTTAAATGTAATACTTCACCTTCTGCAAAGTATTGTGTTTTACCACTGCCTGCCATGTTCACATAATGAACATCTTGCAATTCAGCACCACATTGTTCACAAGTTTCATCTTCAGCATGTGTTTTAACTTCATCACGATGAATTAAACAAATGCGATAACGGCCACCACGCACACCACGCTTGTCAGCAACAATACGCATAAAAATGGGGTCACCACGCATAATTTCTTTGACTCGGTAAAATGCTACTTCTTTGCTTTGTGGGTCAATAAAATACTCTTTTACGAGAATTAAAAAAGCGTCATCTACAATGTTGAGGTCACTTTCAATTTCATTCATTACATGGAGAAACGATTGTTCCATGCTGTTTTCTTGCTTGAGAAGCCACTTGGGATAAGTCAATTCATCAATATCCGGTTTACGAACTGAGCCGCCGCACTCAGCACAAGATTCTACTTCACTTTGGTATTCTTCGTCACATACTGTACATTTGCGTGCAAACTTCTTTTCCCAATAATAACCACGGCGAAACATTTCTTGACGCAATTTTGCAAGCACAGTACGCAAAATCAACGATTCATTGCTTACAGCATAAAGAGCAGGAATGGTGATACCTTGAGCCATAACTGGCTCTTGAATACCGCTTGTCCAAAGCGGCATAGTAGGAGTAGGTGATTCTTTACGCCGAAATGGACTACCAAGAGCAGAAAGAAAACGAGAGATTCTGCTGTCATCATCTGCCATCATAATCCCTCCGCATATACGCCTATCGTGTCAGCATTGATGCCCCACTTATCAAGAAGAGAAGCGGCTTTGTTTTTATGCTCTTTCCAATTGTTGTATGTTACCAATTGGTACAATTCTGTTTTTCGCATAGAATCTTTTTCCTCAATGTAATTCAAAACAGCCTTTGCCTGCAACGATTTAAGTTTAAGATGTGGAAGCACTCCTTTGAGAATATCACGAATGTCGTCCTTTGAAGAAAAAATAAGCCGATGAACAGGTTTGATGGTGTTTTTGGCCAACTTTTGGTCGGAGACTAAACGCCCACATCCAATCATTTTTTGCAATTCCTCGCAATGTATTTTCCCATTTTCACCGCTGGCTACAATGGTTACACGAGGGTCACCACGCTCGGAAATGAAAATGCTTCCATCAGCATCAACAAAACCAGCCGTGTATGCCCAAATATCCTTAACAATGAAACCGTTTGTACCCTTTTTCACATATGTGTGCCGTTCACTTCCTTTGTACACATCTACTTCTTCACCATACATTTTGAGAAGTGAACTCATTTTTCCAGCCGTCATAGATTTGTTAAGGATATTATAACCCCTACGCACAATTTCTTGACTTCCTAAAGCACCTTCTACTTCAAGTAATTTTGATGCATATTCAAGTGCGGCTATGTCCGTTTTTTTCAAATTATCAATTTGATGTAAGGTATTTTTCCACATTGTTTGAGCATCCTTTTTCATTTCGTTAGCATCAACCCAATTTTGTTGGTCTATAGTGTCCCAATCTAACTTGTCGTTAAGGTGTTGCAATACAGTAATTGCCTTAAGGTATTGTTGGCAGGCTTTTTGCAAACTGGTACTTCTTGATTCACCAAACTTACGCAATGCTTTGAGAGAGCGGTCATCAAGACCAATGTTGCGTATAACATCTTCCATACCGTTTGCCCATGTAAGAGATTTGATTGTCAAATCAATTTCCATGGCTTTTACACGGCGTATGTCTTTGATGATACCGTCATACTCTTCCCGAAACGCTTTGTCATGTCGGCGCATTTTGCGACACATACGAATAATAGTGTTAGCATCAGTACCGTATTTGGTTTCAAACCATCCATCACCATTTACTGAAAATGATGATATATTGTCTTTTACTGATGAATCGTTTTTAACAAAAACAAGTGGCACTTGGTTAGGTTGAAAATAGGGATGTTGAGCCAAACTTTTCAATACATCGTGGGAAAAGTCGTCTGCAACCTGCAACGGCACATCGTACTCGTCACCGATAAACAGACTCCCCCACATAATGACCACTGGATTGACCACTCATTTAATCCTTTTTGCCTTTAACACCGACTTTCTTTGGTTTGGCCGTGACCGCAATCACCATCACCATACCTTTTTTGCCTTTCATTTCTTTTTCGTCTTTCATTGCTTTCACCACCGTTGGTTTGCCACCCACGCCTTGCTTCTTGGCTCGCTTGCGTTTCGTGGCCGCACGCTTTTGACCCTCGCTCATAGAACCGCTGGTCTTTGGAGTCTTTTCGTTTACTTTGACACTGGGGCGACACTTAGGGTAACCCTTGCTGGAAGTGTTGGCTTTAGAGCGACCGCAAGGCGGGTGCTTGCCGTCCTTGTCCTTGCGGGACACATCCACCCACTTTTCCTTGAACCATCGGTTCAAGTTCTTCACAATAAGAACATCGTGGCAGGTGCAACGGTCGCTCATTCTTTCCTCACCCACGCATCGCAAATGTGGTCTGCCTTACAGGTGAAATCATACCACTTGCAGTAACCAGTTTTTGTGTCCCACGCTTTGCATGTACCACAGTTTTTCTTTGCCTTCATCTCCTTGTCCGTAGCCTCACGGTAGTTAGGAGCATCACGCTTTGCTTTGAGAAAAGCCATGACATAATCAAAGTCCATCATGTTTTCACCGCCGCAAAAGGATTAACTGGTTCTTGTGGTGCTTGTGGATATACTACATTTCCACATTCAAAGTTACCACAAACTTTTGTTTCACTACCTTTTTGATAATACAACGGCCCACCGCATTTTGGACATCTTTCTCCATAAACTGGATAAAACGGATTTTCTCTGTACTGAAGAGCAGATTTCAAAATCTGCCATGCAGTATCAAAGGGTTTCATTTCTTTTTCCCCCTAAACTTACCCTTACAGTATTGAACAGCCCAACCGTTGGCGTATGCAGACGGGTACACCTTGAACTTCCGTTTAGCGGCGGCTTTACCTTCGGGACACAGTTTCTTTTGGAGGGCATCCCAAGCGATGCCCATTCCAACACAGTGACCACATTCGCAACCGTTCATTCAAAACCCCCAGTCATTAAACGGAAATATCACGGAATCATCCACCCATCAGCAGGATTATCATTGCGATGAGGTTTGTCACGAAGCCACTCATCAAAACCGGGTAGTAAATCGTCAAGCAGAACTACAGCACCTTTGAACTCCTTAGTGGCCCAATTAGCCAGTGCAAGTGACATGGCTAAGTCGTCGTGCGTACCCACGCTTTCCAAGCGACCGTTCTTTTGCATACCAAAGCGGTTGAGTTCAGTCTCTAATTTGTGAGTAAACTCACGGCTTCGCTTATCGCCGTATGGAGTTTGGATGCGGCCCTGCTCAAAGGCCATCAAGAGAGACATGAACAGGCTTTCCTTGCGTGTGCGTGTTGTCATAAAAGTCTTGATTGGAATGTCTTGGCGCATTTCAATCAATTCAGCCTCAAACATTCGCTGGAAGTTGTTGCCTTCTAATTCAATAAGTTCGGGCTGAAAACGGTTATTGAGCATCATGATTTGATTTTTCTGTGCCAGCCCCGACATACCACGCTCGTGTACAATACCAACAACTTGCTTGACATCCTCATTCGGTAGCATACGCATAACCGTCATAGCGGTAAAGTCAGCGTTCTTGTCCGATGCAATAGCGGTGTCCCACCCAATAAAATGCTGGCCAAACACTCCTATTACTTCACCTTCTTCATCATACTCCATTTCAGCCTTATCAATCAACACAAGGTCAGTGTTGCGGGCTTTTTCTAAAATGTTGTGAGGAAACATACTGGCAACATCGTGAATAGGCTCGCATAGATATTCACGGGAAAATTGGATAGCAGGCATGGTAAGTCTCCGTTGGTCAAGCGATTCTATATCCCATCGCTCCGGCCACAGGGCTTCACCTTCTTTGTTGATGGCGGGGTATGTCTCCACTTGGAATGTCTCGGTCTGCTCCAACTGCGAATACAAGTCGTTGTACGAAAACGGCGTACCCACCATCATAAGACGACCCGAATGGTGAAGAACAGGAAGCAGGACACCGTAAAACCAGTCTGCGGCACGCTGAAGTTCAGTACCCGTTGTACCCCACAGAATGTCGTCACACAACACAACATTCGGGTGGAAACCACGAGTACCACCACCCACCGACTTAGCCATGATACGGCTACCGTTGCTGAACTCAAAGTAGGTCTTTCGCCAAGGTCGGCCTTCGGGAATGAGGTAGCGAATGGAAGGCGTGCTCTCAATGTTTTGACGAATAAAACGCATGTGTTCAAGCGTCTGTTCCAACGAGTGCGAGAAAATCATGATGTGCTTTCCCGGCTGGAAAGCCGCAATCCACAAAGCGTAAGACATGAAGAACACAGACTTGCCATGGTCACGACTTGCTTTCACGCAGTAATAGCGGTTGTTTGCCAATCCTTCATCCCACGACCTGTGGTGGTTGGAGTAGTCAAAGCCCAAGATTTCCTTGAAGAAGTATTCAAACGACTTTGCAGACATCTTCCTGTCCATGTCGTGAATAAACTCCTCCATGTCGCTCACGGTATCACCCCTTCATCACTTTGTCCATGTACACTCGGAAGGTAAGCAGACCAGCCACATGTGGGTCAGCCTTATGAAGCATGTCGCCAAACTCGTTAAGCACATATGTAGCGAAAGAGCGATTCATTCTCCTTTGAAGAGCCATATCAAACGCACTTTGTGAGCCAAAACGAATACCGTCAATTGTCAAGTTTTGATGGTCAACTCCGGGGTCAGAAGCAGGAGCAGGTGCGGCAGGAGCAGGAGCAGGAGCAGGAGCAGGAGCAGGAGCAGGAGCAGGAGCAGGAGCAGGAGCAGGAGCAGGAG